TATGGCAACCCTCGGTGCAGGCCGGCCAGCCCGACACCATCTTGAACCGTCCAGTAAAGACTACCGGCGCGATGCCCACGGTCGAAGCGACAGCGAAGGTGCTGGCTTTTGGAGACTTTTCGTATTACTGGATTGCTGATCGGCAGGGGCGCAGTTTTCAGCGCTTAAACGAGTTATATGCTGTGACCGGACAGGTAGGATTTCGCGCCACACAACGTGTGGACGGTAAACTGATTCTGCCGGAGGCTATTAAGGTCCTTCAAATGAAAGCGTAACGGAGGTGCGATATGAGTTATAACGCAAAAAACTACACCGAACAGGGCGGCGATAAAACCGTCATCGGCGGTACGCTGGAGATCAAGGAGGGCGCCTCGGTAACGGGGCTCACCTCCACCGCCGCGCCTGCATCTGCAAGCGCTCTTGGTGGGGTGAAAGCTTCGGCCAAAGCTGAAACAGATACCGTGCCCGTCACGGTCGACGAAGACGGGCTGTTGTATGTACCCACATACCCTGTTATACCAGAAACACCTGAGGCAGAAAACCAAGCGGCAAGCACTGCTGAGGATATCCCCGGCCTCCTCGCTGATTTTAATGCACTACTCACGAAGCTGAAGGTTGCTGGGCTTATGACAGCAGATTCAGAAGAATAAGGAAAGGATGGCGGCGGTATGACAATGCTCCAAAAAGTGAAGGCAAACCTAATTCTTGAACACGCGGCGGATGATGAGCTTTTGCAGATGTATATCACCGCCGCTGTCTCCTACGCCGAGAGCTATCAGCATCTAGCTGAATGCTATTATTCCGAGCATCAGATGCCTCCCACCACGGAACAGGCCGTCATCATGCTGTCGTCCCACTTCTATGAAAGCCGGGACGGCAGCACAGGTGGCTTTTTTGCCGACCACGTACAAGCCGGGCAGCAGGTCTGGAACACGGTAAATTTACTTTTACGGCTTGACCGCAATTGGAAGGTGTGACATGAGCTTTGGGAAGATGAACACCTTTATTGACATCATCGAGCAAGTCACGATAAAGGACGCGGAGGGCTTTAGCATCGAAGTCGACAACATACTGGCTTCGGTAAGGGCTTACCGGGAAGGGCGGCATGGTAACGTGAAATGGGCGAACAGAGCCGCGTTCTCAGATGCCACCGACCTGTTTCGTTTCAGGAGCATGCCGGGTGTGACGGTAACGACGGCAATGGTGCTTGTCTGTGATACCGGGCGCTATGTGATCACCTCGGTCGAAGATGTGAAAGGTCGAAGCATGTACATCGAGGTGCTTGCCAAGGAGGTGAAGTCCGGTGGCTAATGTGGATATGAAAATGCCCGAGGAATTCCTATTGAGGCTATCACGGCTTGGGGAAAACACGGATGCCATTTGCGAAAAAGCGCTTGAAGCGGGCGGCGATGTGGTATTGACCAAGGTGAAGAGCAACCTTTCTTCCGTTGTAGGGCGCGGGACGAAATATGATTCCCGCTCCACCGGCGAACTGGAACGAGCGCTGGGGCTGTCACCCGTCAAGGCTGACCGGAACGGCAACCACAATGTCAAGGTTGGTTTCTCTGAACCTCGGCGTGGCGACGGTAGCAATGCCAAGATCGCCAACATTCTCGAATACGGCAAGCATGGCCAGCCCGCAAAACATTTCCTTAAGCCAGCGAAAACAGCTACCCGCAAGCCTTGCACCAGCGCGATGATCGCCACACTGGAGGAGGAGGTTGGAAAGCTATGAGCATTTTATCCGAACTGAACGCCCTCCTGTCTTCCATTCCGCTTCCTGTGGAGACCGGCTTGTTTTCCGATGCGGCTCCGGACGAGTATGTGGTGATCACGCCGCTCGCCGATACTTTTGAAATGTACGCAAACAACCGCCCCGGCTCGGAGGTGCAGGAAGCGCGGATATCCTTATTCACCAAGGGCAACTACCAGCAGCGCAAAAGGCAGATCACAACGGCGCTGCTGAATGCTGGCATGGCCATTACCGATCGCCGCTACATCGGCCATGAGGACGATACCGGCTACCACCACTACGCCATTGACGTGGCACACCATTATGAATTGGAGGAATGATCCATGGCGACAATCGGCTTGGATAAATTATATTACGCAAAGATCACAGAAAGCGAGGACGGAGAGGAAACCTATGGCCTTCCGGCGCAGCTGGCCAAGGCCATCAAAGCCGATCTGTCCATTGAGCTGGCTGAGGCGGTACTCTATGCCGACGACGGTGCGGCGGAGGTCATCAAGGATTTTAAGTCCGGCACGCTCTCATTGGGCGTGGACGATATCGGCGTTTCAGCCGCTCAGGATTTGACCGGTGCTGTCACCGACGACAACGGTGTGCTAATCTCAGCCAGCGAGAACGCGGGCGCACCGGTTGCTGTGGGCTTCCGCGCCATGAAGCCGGATGGCAAGTACCGCTACTTCTGGTTGTACAAGGTGAAATTCGGCATCCCCGCCACCAACCTGCAGACCAAGGGCGACTCCATCACCTTCTCCACTCCCACCATCGAGGGTACGGTTATGCGCCGCAACAAGGTAGATGGTATGGGCAAGCATCCGTGGAAGGCCGAGGTGACCGAGAGCGGCGCGGGCGTTTCATCTTCCACCGTCACCGGCTGGTTCACTGAAGTGTACGAGCCGGTCTACACGCCGGAACCGTAAGGAGGATGCAGAATGGATAACGAGAGAAGCGCCGTCATCAACATCGGCGGCACGGAACATGAGCTCATTCTGACCACGAAAGCTACCAAAGCCATCGCGGGTCGGTACGGTGGACTGGAGAACCTTGGTGAGAAGCTGATGAAAGCCGAGAATTTTGAGATGGCGCTGGAGGAGATCGTTTGGCTGATCGCCTTGCTAGCCAACCAGTCCATCCTCATCTACAACCTCAAACACAAGGATACGCCCAAAGACCTGCTCACCGACGATGAGGTGGAACTGCTGACCACGCCGCTGGAGCTGGCGGATTACAAGAGCGCCATTTCCGAGGCGATGTTCAAGGGCACCAAGCGCAATGTGGAAAGCGAGGCAGAACCTGCATCAAAAAACGGGAAAGCCGGTTAAACGACGCAGAGTTGTTTACCCGGCTTTATTATTACGGCACGGTTCAGATGGGCATGAGCGCGGAAGATTACTGGCTCATGCCCATCGGCCTGTTTCTTGATCTATGGGCTTGCCACAAACAATTTTTAGGAATGGAGAAGCCCCAGCGAAACTGGTCGATTGATGATATTATTCCGGACAGCATCTAATAAGATGTGAAAAGCACCTCTTGTCTTCCGTCATCGGCAAGTAAGCAGAGATTTACCCTAATAAATAATTGGTTTCTTGCCGATAATAGAGTATAATAAGAGTGGTGTTTTGAACACGGTGGAGGTGCCCCATGAAATATCTATCAGTCGCGGAAATGGCAAAGAAGTGGAACGTATCGGAGCGGACGGTTCGTAATTACTGTGCGCAGGGGCGTATTCCGAATGCCTTTTTGACCGGTAAGACATGGAACATCCCCGAGGATGCTCAGCGCCCTGAACGTTCCAACAAAAAAACGGATGAGCTAAAGAATCTGCTTGAATTTCTACGCGCGGAGAAAACCGGCGGCGTGAAAGGCGGAATTTATCATAAGGTACAAATTGAGTTGACCTATAACTCCAATCGCATCGAGGGCAGCCGCCTGACCCATGACCAGACGCGGTATATCTATGAAACAAACACCATCGGCATCGATAATGCCGCTGTGAATGTGGATGATATCGTGGAAACGGCAAATCACTTCCGCTGTATCGACATGGCGATTGAGCAAGCCAATCAGCCGTTAAGCGAAGCGTTCATCAAAGGGTTGCATCTGACCTTGGCAAACGGAACAAGCAACGCTCGAAAAGACTGGTTTGCCGTAGGAGACTATAAGAAGCTTCCCAATGAAGTCGGTGGGCTTGATACCGCATTGCCGGAGGAAGTGCCCGCCCGCATGAAAGAACTGCTGCGCTCCTACAACGCCATGAAAGAGAAAACCTTGGAGGACATCATCGAATTTCATTACCGCTTCGAGTCGATTCACCCTTTCCAAGACGGTAACGGCCGTGTGGGCAGGCTCATCCTTTTTAAGGAATGCCTGCGGAACAACATTGTACCGTTCATTATCGACGACGAGTTGAAACTGTTCTACTATCGCGGTCTGCGGGAATGGAAAAACGAGCGAGGATTCCTAATGGACACCTGCCTTGCGGCGCAGGATAAGTTCAAGGCATACCTCGATTATTTCCGTGTGCCATATGAAAAGTAACCCCAGAAGAAAACGAAACTGAGAGCATCTGCTGAGCAGGTGCTTTTTTTATCCCCTAAGAGTCGAGAAATCGGCTCTTTTTTACTCTTTAAGGAGGTGAAGTGGCGTGGCGGACAATTTCGGACTGAAAATTGGTATCGAAGGCGAGCGCGAGTTTAAGAAGGCGCTTTCGGACATCAATCAGAGTTTTAAAGTGCTGGGCTCGGAGATGCAACTGGTCACCTCCCAGTTTGACAAGAACGACAAGTCCGTCGGCGCCCTCTCCGCCCGCAACGCCGTTCTCAACAAAGAAATCGAAGCCCAGAAAGATAAGATTGCCACTCTCAAGGCCGCGCTGGACAATGCGGCTTCTTCTTTTGGGGAGAACGACCGGCGCACACAGAACTGGCAGATCCAGCTCAACAGGGCGCAGGCTGAGCTCAATGGCATGGAGCGCGAACTGGAGGAATCTGCGGAAAACGCAGACGACCTTGGCGAAGAACTCATCGAGTCGGGAAAAAGCGCCGAGGACGCTGGTGGCAGGTTCGAAAAGCTGGGCGATATCCTCAAGGGAATTGGCGCGGCCATGGGCGCGGTCGTCGTGGCCGCCGGAGCGGCCGCCATCAAACTGGGCAAGGAGGTTGTGCAACAGTTTGGTGAATTGGAGCAGAACTTGGGTGGTAGCGAGGCCGTATTTGGCGAATATGCCTCATCCATTCAGCGGACAGGCGAAGAAGCCTACAAGAACCTTGGTGTGTCGCAGAGCGAGTACCTCGCCACCGCCAACAAAATGGGTGCGCTGTTTCAAGGTTCGGGTCTTGCACAACAAAAGTCTCTGGAGCTGACTGAAAAAGCTATGCAGCGGGCGGCGGATATGGCGTCGGTCATGGGCATCGATATGTCCACCGCTATGGAGGCGGTCACGGGCGCAGCCAAGGGCAACTTCTCTATGATGGATAACCTTGGCGTGAGCATGAACGCCACATCCATCCAAGCCTACGCCGCCGCCAAGGGATTAGATTTCGTGTGGGCTTCCGCATCTCAAGCGGAAAAATCGGAAGTCGCCATGCAGATGTTCTTCGAGAACACCGAGCAGTACGCGGGCAATTTCGCGCGAGAATCCACCCAGACGATATCCGGCTCTCTAGGATTATTACAGGCCGCTCTTGGCTCGTTCACGGCTGGGTTAGGAAACGCCAACGCCGACATGACCAACCTGACACAGAACCTTGTGGACGCGTTTCAGGCCGTGGTCGCAAACATCGTGCCGGTGTTGGAAAACATTGTGGCTGCGCTGCCTGCGGCTACCGGCGCGATTCTATCAGCCATCGGCGACCTGCTTCCGTTACTGCTAGAAACGGTCACGGAGCTGTTCTCACAGGTGCTGGAAACTATACTCAACCTGCTGCCCGAACTGATTCCCGCCGCCGTGGATGCGGTCATGACCATCGTAGGCGCGATCATCGACAACCTTCCGCTGCTGATCAGCGCGGCGGTGCAGTTGGTGACCACCCTTGTGTCCGGCATAGGTGCTGCGCTGCCGCAGCTGATCCCGGCGGCTGTGCAAGCCATCATCACCATCGTACAGGGCTTGATCGAAAGCCTACCGATGCTGCTAGATGCGGCGCTTCAGATCATCCTTGGTCTGGTGGACGGGCTGCTCCTCGCACTTCCAGAACTCATCGCGGCGCTGCCTACCATCATACTGGCAATCGTGGACTTCGTGATTGGCTCGATTCCACAGATCATCGAGGCGGGCATCCAACTGCTGACCTCGCTGATTGGCGCGCTGCCGACCATCATCACCACCGTGGTCGCGGCCATTCCCAAAATCATCGACGGCGTCATCAATGCGGTGATCGGCGCAATTCCCCTCATTATAGAGTCGGGAATCAAGCTGCTGGTGTCGCTGATCCAAGCGCTGCCGCAGATCATCGTCACCGTGGTTAAGGCCATCCCGCAGATTGTCAGCGGGGTGGTGGACGCCATCATCGGGAACACCGACAAGATCATCATGGCGGGCGTGCAGCTGTTTGTCGCTCTGATT